CGGATCAGCACTTCATTATTTCACATATCATCAGAGAATGGGACAGTATTTCTCTGCTGCATATTCTCGTCCGTTGTGTAATCATTCCAATTTGTGTGATTGTTCTTTCATCCTGAAAGGGATCCATACTCTGACAAAAAATTTCTCTTTTACTTCTTATACGATTGATAAGGATCAACAGCTGCGTGAGGCAGCTGCGCAGGTTAATGCGGCCTTTAAGATGGTAGATCGGGTTCCCGTCCCTCAAGATGGGGATCCGGTGAGAGAATATTTTAGGTTAGGGTTGGGCAAGGACAGTTCCACATCAGAGATTACACCACCTTTTCCCAGTTGCTCATTTCCTGAGTCGAGAGAGATGTATTCGGTGCATCCTCGAGTTCGCCGAGCTCTTCGGCGAGCAGATCTTAAGTACTTACGTTTTAAGTTAGGGGGAGTCCAGAAGGGCTTCTCAGAATTTTTGACGGCTAAGTATCTCAAGGAAAATGTTTGGGACGTGCCTCACCCTGAATCATTGCGTGCAATGCTGATTCAACGTGAGTCCATGTACCATTGGGCAATGGGATTGACGAATGGAAAAAAACATGTAATATCCGCAATGTCAAATTTGTATCCACATAAATTTGCGCAAGCAGTCTTGAAAACCGTAGTAAAGCCGGGATTGCCTCCCGCAGCACGGGGGCCACTTGAATTTCTTACAGATGCAATGGATTTGATGTATCGTAAGATGAAAATAAAACAATTTGAAACCATAGACTCGAAGTTTTCGATCAAATCATTGAAAAATATGTATGTCGGAGCGTCCGGAGGGAAGAAGGAAGGTCCATCAGCCACTCATAAGGTGTCTGATGATGTGACTTTAAAAGTATCTCCGAACGGTAAAAAGATAGACAGTATAGAAACCGATATTCGTAATTTGATTAAATGCTTAAGAGAAGATAAGATGCCTGAAGTGAATTGGACAGTTTCACCGAAGGATGAGAATTACTACTCTTTTGCAAAACAATGGTCTGATGAGAAATGGGACTCGTGGATTCAGAAGTTGCGTATTTTTATGATACCTAGTAGCATATATAACGTGATGGAGAATTTGGTGTCTCAGGTTCGTCAGAAACTTGAAAGAGGTTGGGTTATTCAGATTGGTCATAAGTGGGCTCGCGGTGGTGCGGATAGGTTAGCTCGGTGTCTCGGGGTAACTTTAAAGAATTGCTGGGATAAATCAATAGAAGAGGGTGATTATGATGGGTTAGATGTTTCAGTTTTGGAACCTCTATTAAACATGTACTTCTCAAGTATGCTAATGCACGAGAAACCTGGATCAGCGGATTATGAGATCAAGAAGAAGTTATTAACTTGGCTTATAATGTGTCAGATCAAGCGCATAGTATTTACTGTGGGAGACGTGGTAGTAGAGCAAGAGGGCGGTGTCCCTAGTGGAATGTTTAACACATCACATTGCGATAGTTGGGTAACAGGGTTGTTATTCTTCTTATTTGTCACACATGTGATACACACAGCACCTCCTGAGCAACAGGCAGAACTTCAGGAATTAGCGATAGAATATATCATGTACATATGTTACGGAGATGATCTATTATATAATCTTACCATGAATCCATTGGCGCATCAATATTTTAATATAGATAAATTTGGCCGATGGGTGAAGGATTATTTTAATATGAATCTTCGTGATACGAAACATGGTTTGTCCTTTTTGTCGCGAGTTTCTGGTGGATGGCTTGTTGAGACAGGAGCTTCATATCTCAAACATAACATGGTCGAGAATCCGTGTAAAGACCCAGGGCAGAGTAATTTCCTGCCCTTTAGAGAGTCTAGGGAAGTATTAATCAGGGCAGTTTATGGCCGTGAAAGTAAATCCCGAGACCCGATAGATGTCATGCTATCATTGGTAGGACATGCGTGGGGTACATATGGATCAAATCGAGATTGTTTTTTGAGACTTCAGCACTTTTTTGTTGAGCTCGTGGGAGAATGCGAAGGCACTCACGAGGAGCAGCTTAAACGGCGTTTAGAAACATTGGATTCGCAATCTGTACGAAAGATGAGGCAGATGGGTATTACCCCAGAGGAAATTGCTAAAGGATTTCCGAACTGGGATGATATCGTCGCCAAGAACATAGTAGATTGGGCATATCAGGACATCTGCGTGGATGATTATGACGTAGATCCAGATAATGACGGTGAGTTCCTATTTTAGATGCGCACTTTATACAAAAACATAAACATAAAAAAAAAATAAATAAGTCCGAAAGGCGAAAAATCCGGAAGGAAAAAAAAAAAAAAAAAAAACGGAAGAGAC